TAAAGTTCTTCTCAATAATAGTCCAAAAGTTATCTTTAAACCTCTCCTTATCACGTGTATCCGTGTATGCTGCTGCAATAGCTTCCGCAAAATTTTTCGCGTTGTAAATCTTACCACCATAAGTTGCACCCGTAAACCTCAACTTACCTGTTTTATCTAAAACATCTTTATTACCAATACCTAATCCTCCCTCTTCTAGAGGTTTTTTAACTAACTCTCTAATATCTAATCTTTGATCTCCTGTTGCCCCTAAAGCTGCTCCATGACCTTTAATTTCTAACTCCTGATCGTCTATACTCAAATCTCCTTTACCTGTTGCTGCTTTAACATTATTAAAGAATATTGTCATCGCAAGCTCACCCATGCCAACACCTCTTATTTTTTCATCCTGAGTCTTATGTTGCATAAGGTTGTATACAAAATCACTAGGTACATCAATCTTACCTAAGTCTGTTACAAGATTGCCTTCTACGTTAGCACCAAACTTAGGTTTAGCTTTATTTCCATCAATATAACTCTCTAAAGCTTTTGCACTGAATCCTCTCATATCATCTACATCCTTAGTAAGTAATTTAACTAACTCACCTGCATATTTACCTGCAGAAACACTTGGCCAATCTCTTGACACAAGATACTTTGTAAGTATATTATCAATAGGATGGGTTTTAACCTTACCTGCTAAATTCTGCCAGCAAGCCTCACGCTCCTCTTCTGGAAGTTTTAAACAATACGATAGAGCCTTCTTAAGATATTCTTGCATCTCCGTATCTAAATCTAACTTCTCAATATCTTTCTCACTATCAATTTTTTTACCATTAAAAAGAAAAGATAAATTAGCTTGTATAGGCTGCTCTCCACTAAGCTCTCTTCTTACACGCTCCATGTTCGACGCAGATCCTAAACTAAACGGCTTCCTCGCCTCACCGTAAACCTGAAGATGTTTATGATCTGGTACTTCTTTACCTCTTACCTGACCATATAAATTGGCTAAATCTTTTCTATTATAGTTCATGAATTAATATCTGTAGTTAAACCTAACGATCTTTTAGTATCGACTGGGCTTATTTCAAGCATATTTTTTATATTCTCTAGAACATCTTTTGGTCTATCTCTTAAAAGTGTAGCCTGTAGCTCCTTAACAATGTTAGCTTCAGTTTCATCTGGCTTATGTAAGAAGGCTTTTATTACTAACTCAATAAGAAACCTTTCTCCTTCAGAAGTAAGTACTTCAGGTTCAGGTGCTGGTGGCTGCTCTGCTGCATCAGTAGCATCTACAGGTTCTTGCTCATCTTGCTCGATGAGTGCCTTCATATATTTTTCGAATAATTGTTCAGTTTTCATAGTGCTGCTTTTGTTAATGCTTGTTCAAGTTCTTTTGTGGCTTTCTGAAAAACAGGTATAGCCTTCTTGTTTACCTTCTCTCTATCTTTTAACGCTTTTTTTGCCTTTTGCGCACTAGTACCGAAAAATTTTCCAGCTAAACCACCTGCACCACTTTTAGCTTTAGCAGCTAGCCTACCAACTGCACTATCTACACTAGTCTTACTAACTTCTGATGCCATTTCATTATCTTCTGACTCCCCTGTCATTTTTTCTTTAAACGTTTGAAAATTATCAAAAGCATAATCACCGCCGGTAATAGTAAACTGGTTTTCTACTCTACCGGATGGGTCTGTTAAGGTCACAGTATATTCACCATGTTCCCCCGGATGGTTCTCTGCAATAACCTTAAGAAATTTCTTGTCCATGTATTTATTTATGGTAGAAGTGATAGTTTTATATTGATATTCTTCATAAGTTCAGCTTCAAGTTGCTGCAACTCATATCTTTTCAAAAAATTACGAAATTTACGGAAACTAACCGCTGATGCATCAACATTTGCGAAGGTTAAGTAATCTCTCTCACTCAAAAACGATTTAAAAGTATCACTTCCATACGTTATATTAGTGGGAAGCGCGTTAAATATACGCCTAACAAGGGTATTCTCTATTTTTTCATTGATTTGATAGTAGAACCACTTCTTCTTACGGTCTTTTGAGCAAATATTAATAAGCTTCTTTGTAATAAAGTGTATACCAAGCTTATTCTTGTCTTTTCTACTAAGTTTTAGTTCATTCTCCGTAATATACCACGTATATTCATTGTAAGAAGCCTCTAACAGTCGATTTAAGTTAATAAAAACATAACCTCTGACGTTATCTTCTTCTTTTTCCAATTCGAACGTTGATAATTCCATTGTAATACTCATCTTTCAGTAAAACCTCACGTTCTACCTGTAGCTTCATCTCATTATATGAGAGTTCCCATTTACTATCACAACTTATTAGTATTTCGAACTTAAATTTATCCTTTCCTAGCTCAATTATGTCTTTATTTAACTCGTTTGAGGACGAAGTATAAGTTCTCCAGTCAGTTTCAACGATTTGATGTCGTTTATTCTTTTTACCCTTGAGAGGTGGGCGTTTACGTACCGATTGACACTGCTTCTTTCCAATATACTTACGATTATTAGTGAGATTTGTTATCTCATATATAAAACCGTACGGGATGGTGTCTTCTGTAAGCAATCCCTGCCAATGTCCTAGATCAGCCATTGTTGATCTCGTAACAATTACAATGCTCACAATCTGGACCACACTTACACTCTTTTATCGGCATTCCACAACAAGCATCTGGACACATCCCCTCTTCGTCTTCTTCACCGGTTAAGAATACTCCATCTATACCCTTCTTTTTATCTTTCTTTTTCTTAGATGCAGAACCACTTCTGGTTTGAACACCACCTAACATTTTTGGTTTTCTTGCATCACCAGGCGCGTAAGTGTCTCCGGAGTTTATATTTGTAGCTGGGTTAAATATATCACTACTAGCAGCTGCTGCCCCAAGAGCACCACTACCAGTAGACATGTCCTCAGCCAGTAACTTGAAGAACCTCTCTTCAAATTTACCTCTTGATTCTTGCATATTTATATTTATACTAAGTTTGTGGAATTGCTTAAAAAATTTATTGAAGATGTCGGTAAGGATCTGGTACTTGATGATTTCAATCTTAAGGAAGCTCAAATGAGACTACCTGCACGTAAGCATTTTTGGGTTGCTAGGTTGATGGAGACTAAGATAAAGAGAGGTGAGCTTTCTAAAAAGAAAGCCCAGCTTAAGAAAAATATAACTAAAGAGGTTATAGCAACTTCTCCAGTTAAGATAAGTCAATCATCTGCTGAACAGGCCGCAGAACGTCATGAAAGTTTGCAGAGCATAACATCAAAGATATATGAATGTAATATGATCATTGAATATCTAGAAAAAGTAGAGAAGGTTATGGGTCAAATGGGATTTGATATAAAGAACATAATAGATGTTCAGAAGATGGAGCAGTTATAATATGATACACTTTGATTATATAAAGTCATCCGGAAAACTTCATATTAAATGCGATGATTCGTCGTTATACGATCGAATACGTGAGCATTTTAGTGTGGAAAATGATGGCGCTAGGTTCGCTAGAAGGTTTAATAGGTTCGCTCCACGTCGTAAATATGTAATTAGTAACTTAGGTTCGTGTGAGCTCGGGTTATACTGGGATATCCGCCAGTATCTTATTAAGAATCAGCTTAATATACAGGTTAACATTACACCAGCACTGCAGAAAGCTATAGACGTTGGGTTAGAAAAGCCTATGCATAAAGATTTTGCTTTTGACTTGCGTGAGTATCAAGAAGAAGTTATAGGTAAGGCTATGAGACTTGGTAGAGGTACGTGTGTCCTTGGTACTGGTGCTGGTAAGACATTTACAACAGCGGCATTAATAGAAAATTACTTTAGATATAGTCCAGATAGAGATACATTTAAGTGTATTGTGCTTGTACCTGATCTAGGATTGGTTAAGCAGACTTATGATGAGTTTATAAGCTGTGGATCCACATACAAACTAACTAAATGGACTGGAAAAACGAAGCCAGACTTTACTGCGAATGTAATTATTGCTAATATAGGTATTATACAGAGTAGATTTGAAGATAATGATTGGATAAAGCATATAGATTTACTAATTGTAGACGAGTGTCACAAGATAACATCAGGTAATAAGATATCTAAGATAGTAAAGAAGATCAAAACACCTAACAAATACGGATTCACAGGTACATTACCCGAGAAACAGATAGATAAGTGGTCTATTATTGGTAAACTAGGCCCTGTTATCTATGAAAAGTCGAGTTATGAGCTTAGAATGGAGGATTACCTAGCTAATGTTAACGTTAAGGTACTTAATCTTAACTATAAAGACAAAATTCGTTATGAAACACAGGATAGATATAGAGAAGAGCTCAACTTTATATATGAATCCTTTGATCGTAACACTTTCTTAAGTAAATTAGTAGGTAAGTTACCAAATAACACACTTATACTAGTTAATCACATTAAACATGGTGAGGCTTTAATGAATTACCTTAGTACCCTAGAAGGTAAACAGGTTTACTTCATTAGAGGTGAGGTAGATGTAGAAGAGCGTGATAAAATTAAAGGTATAATGGAAAAGGAACATAATGTTATATGTGTTGCTATTAGTGCTATCTTTTCTACGGGTGTTAACATTAAAAATCTGCATAACATTGTATTTGCTGCTGGAGGTAAGTCGTTTGTACGTACAGTTCAGTCAATTGGTCGTGGATTACGTAAGCATCATAGTAAAAACAAGCTAGTCATTATTGATATATGCGATAATCTACCATATGGTATAAGACACAACGAAAAGCGTAAGGAAATCTATGAATCCGAAAAGATACGCTATACAGAATCAACTGTAAATTTATCTTGACTTATAAAATATATACTTTATAATTAATAAAATGTCCAAAGAGAAAAAAGCCGAATACTACATTGAACCTAAAGTCTTTAAAGCAAGTTTAAGGAAATATTATGACTCTGATATCTTGACGGATGATCTCGCCGAAAATATTAAAAAGATTGCGTATGGGTTAAGTTATAACTCGTCATTTATTAATTATTCCTATAAAGATGATATGATTGGTGATGCATTGATTAAGATGTATTCGGCTCTCAAATATAAGAAGTATAAATTTGAGAATAACTCTAATCCATTCTCATATTTTACTACAATAGCGTATCATGCCTTTATTAATCGAATTAAGAAGGAAAAAAAGCATCATGAAGCTATTAAATCTTATAAAGAGCAAATTTATGAAGACTATATGTCTGATCCTAATAATACCCATGGTCATGTTTATGTAAAACCTGTTGATGGTGATGATGATCCCGACGCTTAGAAAGCCTAAAGTAGCTATCATATCTGACCTACACTTAGGTGTTCATTCTAATAGTACTGAGTGGCATAATTATGCCTTAGAATGGGCTAACTGGTTTAGAGAAGAGTGTGTTCGTAATAAAATCGAAGATATTATATTTTGTGGTGACTGGCATCACAATAGAAGTGAGATATCAGTTAACACGTTACAAGTATCCGCCGATATATTGGACATCTTATCGGAGTTTAACGTTATCGCTATAACTGGTAATCATGATATTTACTACAAGCATAGAACAGATGTAAATTCACTTTCTATATTTAAGAATAGAAAAAATGTAACTGTTTTAGAGCAGTACCAGACATTAGAGGCATACGATCGCATGCTATCATTCTGTCCGTGGAATACAAACGTTAAAAATATCGAAGAAAGTGATATTATATTCGGTCATTTTGAGATTGAGACGTTTAAAATGAACACATACAAAGTATGTGAAGAGGGTGTAAAGGTAAAGGATCTTTTAAAGAAGTCTAGCTTAATTATATCAGGACACTTTCATACTAGACATGAAAAGACCTTCGGAGCTGGTACCATTTTATACGTTGGTAATCCTTTCCAAATGGATTTCGGTGACGCAGGTAATCAGAAAGGTTACCATATATTGGATCTAGATACTTTAGAGTATGAGTTTAAGCCTAATCATATATCTCCCTGTTATCAAAAGATAGCTTTAAGTGAATTAGTTGAAGAAGGTGAAATTACCCCACATATAGTAAAAAGCGTTACTAATAATATTGTTAAGCTTAAAATTGATATGAATATTTCGCAAGAAGATTTAGATACTCTTCTTGGTGTACTTACAAGACTTAAACCAGAGGGGTTAACGGTTGATTATGATATTAATTTTAATCGCTTATTAGAGAATACAGAAGATAAAGAGGACTTATCGGGTATTGATGTTGAGCAAGCTATTGAAGAGTTTGTAAACATGCTTGATATTGATAATAAAAAAGATATAATTGATTATACTCTCGGTCTATATGAAAGAAGTAAACTTTAAAAAGGTAAGTATAATAAATTTTCTATCTGTTGGAGAAGATCCTGTAACAATAGAGTTTACAAAAGGTTTGCATGTTATAACAGGTGCAAATCGCGATAAACCAGACCGTAGAAACGCTATTGGTAAGAGTACAGTAGCTGATTCTATTTATTTTGCTATATTTGGTGATACGTTACGTGAGCTTAAGAAAGATCTTATACCTAATAACATCACCGGTGGTAGAACTCATGTAGAGTTAGATTTCGAGCTTAAATCTACTAAAGGTGTTAGTAATTATAAGATAGTTAGACATCTTAACCCCTCAAAAGTGTTTGTATTTAAGGACGGTGTTGATAAGACGCGTGATAGTATATCTAATACAAACAAATACATAAGTCAAGTAACAAGCGCAACACCTTCAATCTTTCAGAACTGTGTTATTATGACAGTTAACAATGCGATCCCATTTATGGCGAAAAATAAAATCGAGAAGCGTAAGTTTATCGAAGATATTTTTGGTATGGAAGTATTTGGTCAGATGTTATCGCATCTTAGAAGTGAATATAACGATATAAAACGAGAACATGATACAGAATTTACCCGTTTAGAGGAGGTAAGTAAGAGCTGTAACAATTATAAAGATCAACGTACAAAAATTCTAGATCGTCGTAAAGAAAAGCATGCATTATATCTCGAACGTAAAGAGTCAAATGAAACGGAACTAAGCAATCTTAAGACTCAAACAGTTTCTGTAGATAAAAATAATATAAATAATGTAAAAGAGAGTATAAAAGAGTACGAAGGTAAACTAAATATTTGTGATGAAAAGATAAGTGATCTTATTGAAAATATAAGCACTAAAAAGGCAGAAGTAACTCATACAAAAACATCATATGCAAAGATTGGTACATCAGATGAAAAGTGTCCTGTTTGTCTTCGGAATATTGAAGATCATGATACGGAACATATTGAAATCGAAAGAAAGGCCCTCAAAGAAGAGATTGAGGCGATGGTTGGAGATATAAAGATTGTACAAGAAAAGTTATCTAAAGCTAAAAATATAAAGTTACGCGTTAATCAAGCTATTACTAG